ACATGTTAATTAAGGAGGATATCTTTGAATTAGCCCCAGAGGACGTTAGCTCTTGAACTGGAATCTTTCCACTGTTAAACTCACCCTCTTCCGTGAAGCTTCTACCTAAAACTGATCCAGTCTGAAAGTACATATTCAATGCCTCTTGAGGAGAATATGTGTTTCCGTTACCTAAGTTTATTGAAGATATTCCATCAAGATCAATGAACACCCCATCTGGTATCATTTTAGCCGCAACTTGTTGTAGCTTTAAGTGAAGCAACTGTATTTGATCAGCAAAAGGTATCATTCTTTTTACTAAAGAATCAATCTGTCCCTTGTACATTTTTGGCGCACTTACAACGAACGGTGCAAACACCTTCTGCATCGAGCTTTTTGGTCGCACCATGTTTTTCATTAATTCCCACTTGAGAATCTTGTTTGTTCCTAGCACAAGAACACCTTCGTACCATACGTCAATTCTTTTAGATAGTTTTTCAAAACGTGCTTGTTCACTTTTCGGTGGATTAAATTGATCGTCTTTTCTTAGCACTTTATCTCCTCCATAGGAGTTTTTCTTTTTCTTGTATACAATATTCTTGTCTGTCTTATAACAGAAGTATAATAACGTAGCTGTATTAAGATCAAAGTTATCTGTTTGGTATCCGCCTCTTGTTCCTTGATATGAATCAAACTTAGAGGAAGACTTACCTATTTCATCAATCTCTTCCTTTGTTAATTTAGGATCGATTTTTTTTAACTCTGTAATGTTTACATTTTTTACTTCTCCAAAATAATAACAGTCTTCAAAATGAGGATCATCAGTTGGACTATGAACTAAATCAGATGGATCTACATACTCAATCTTAATACCATCGTGAGTATTGAAAGTGTGCTTTGAAGCAGAAATACCTAAAACAGCAGAGTCTTCGTCTATTCTCTTTTTAGTGTACTCGTAATTATTATGCCTTAATATAGATGTAATCGCTTTCTCTTCAGCGATCTCTATGTCATCCTTATAATCTATTGTCATATGAATGTCAAGCTCATCCTCAGTCTCTGGAATCATATCTGGCTGAACGCTAAACATATTTTTTCCCAAGAGAGCTCCTATTTCCTCAAAATCCTCTTTGTTTCGCATTTCTGTTTGAATGCGATTCTTATACATTGCCTTCTTATTTGAGGATATGGGATCAATAGCTTCTGCTTTTACATCAAACAATCTATTAGATATACCATTGACAACAATATCTACAAACTTCGGTATAATAGGCACTGGAGTCCAATCTAAGTTTAGATAGGATATGTCTCCATTGATGGCAAGTTCATCCTTGTACTTCCGTACAGACTGATCTCCCATAGCATAAGTCCTGAGCTTGTGGTATGTGTCTCTGTTATTATAAAACCTAGATTGACCGCCATCCCTTCTGAACCATTCTGATTCGATAGCACGACCAACCATAAGTCCATACTCTTTAGATGCCTTCTCAGCATCTGACGCTAATTGATTTGGAAATCCTATAACATATCTCCCAGAAGATCCTTGCATATTATTACTTTATAATAGAGCTAACTGTGCCGCCATTATTATACTTTGCAAAGTTAACATTTATTTCTATATTATTTTTCTGAGGTTTAACCACATACTTCTGGTTTGCCATTATAGCTAAACCCGAACTAACGGTTGCATCAAATTTAGTTCTTTTGTTGATATCGTAGTTTGCCCAATCAAGTAAAGTCCTTGTGAAATACATGTCTCCACTGCCATTTTCACTAAACCCAACATTATTTTCTATATAACTCTCAATAGCCTCAGCGTGAATGGATATGACTGCTGGAGACGATGGTATGCCTCCTAGTTCCCTTTCTGCTTTTGATAAATCATTTCTATTCTTATCAGGCCTATTTATACTCCACTTCCTATAACCTCTATTTTTTAAGTGATACAAGAGCCTTGGCTTGTTGTTCTCTGCAAGTACAGGCATCCCATAAAAAACCATAGCCATTAAAACATCCTCATAGAACAACTCTGCAGTCTGTGGCCTGTATACATATTCAAGGAAAAAAGAATTAGATGGTCCATCAAGGTTTGGTTTTGTGTGACCGTGAAGAGCTCCATTAGACCCTCCACCCCCTACGGTTCCAGAGATATCATAAGAGTCACAACCAAAAGAACCTATGTGCTCATTTCCAGGGTATTTAATCCCTGACTTGGTTATAACTCTATTTCTTAGCTCTCTTGGTGGTATCCATGTAACATAAAAACGCCCATTCTTATCAGGACTCCAAACAACTTCACTGTCCTTTATTCCATTTTGCCAATGAAAAGAGCCTCTCTGTACAACTCTTTGCCTCTCTAACCCGTCATTGTAATCTATTTGCTGGTATAGCTTAGTTAGGTTGAATAAACTATTCTTAGCCTCATCCCTAAATGCATGACCTTCCGTTCTAGGAAACTGTCTATAGAACTCATTAAGTGCGTCAGAATCGTTTCTAAGGCTCTCTACTTCATTTTCCCAGTAGTCTAGTACTCCACTATCTATAACGTCACCATAGGGGTCTAAAACGGCTTTATTTGGCTTTCTAAAGACAGGCTGTCCATATTGATCTAAAAACCCCTCAAAGTTCCACTCCATCGGGATGAAAAGTGAATACATAACACTTTTGGTTTGACCATTTGCATTTCTTCTACTAGCATCTGAGTCATTATAGAGTTTCTTGAAGTTACTTCCTCCTTTATCTAAGGCATTGGAAGTAGATCCCATAAGACACTTTCCTATGATCCTTCTACCTAGTCTTAATGTAGTTTTAGTGACACGCCAGTTGTTGAGGATATTATCTGGTTTCTCCCACTTTCCAGATTCATCGTGAACAAGGAGTCGTAGCTTTTCACCATCGTATGAGTTATCTCCAGTGTTCTTCCAATCAATTGTAGTGTCGAGTCCTGTAAGTGTCTCTTCACTTTCTGTGTCCGCAATAGATCTTCTTGTAAGCTTTGATGCTGGCACCCTGTAGGCAAGCTCTGTTTTTGGTCTATCCATACCGTCTTGTATTGGCTTGAAGAAGAAGGGATAGTTTGTTGATATTGGAACGACCTTGTCTGTGAACATTTTCTTTGCATCTGAACCACTCTTGGATAAAATACCGAACCTAGCATCGGAGGTGATTGTAGCCTGGTTGACTGTCTCTGATGATGACATGAAGCTAAACCCAGACCGTCTGTTTTTGAGGTAGCACATTCCATAGCATCTGTTGTCTGCTTTACATGCTTCCCAAAATATAAAGAAGATTCTATTTGACTCTCTAAATTCTGGATGTCCAATGTCAATCTTTGTCCACTGAAGGTACATGTAGTGAGTGCCAGTAATATAAGTAGGAATGCCATTATTCTTAAACCAAAAACCACCTTCTCTTCTTTCGAACTCATTCTCAATGTAATCGACCCATGTTTCTTTGAATGCATTCGGGTACTCATTCCACTGGAATATGGTCTTGATCTTTTTAAGCTCTTTGGGGTGTTCAAACGCCTCCCAGTATTGTTCTGATTCTTTAGCACTTTTTTGGTAGATTTTATTCGGCTGCAAAGGTAGTGCTATTTTTAAATTCTGTATTTCTACAACCTTTCCTATCTGACCACTTTTTGATATAACAACAACATCGTGCTTGGCATTGTAACCATACGCCCAAGACTTGCTTTTATTTCCAGATTTTAAGTCCTTTGTTGGTATATGATCTAATACCTTACAAAGCTTAAGACTTTCTTCCTCTAGACTCGGCAAAGCTTTGGAATCCTGTATCCTTTCCTTTACTGTTTTTAGTCCCGTCTTCGCCATTTAGTTTCTCTCTTTCGTTCTCTATTCTTTGAAGTATTTCAAAAGCATCAAATATTGCAAGCTTTTTTGTAGCAGCCGCATTCTTTAATCTATCAGCAGCAAGATCATCGTCTGGCTTCCCTGTGATTATTTTTTCCTGAGCAACCTTTATTAACTCCTCTACAGCCCTTTCTCCAGCCTCAATAACTCTATTTATAGTGTCAAGGACCTTGTCTTCATCATTCTTCTGCATTGAAAGTAGTTGTTGTGTGCCATGCTCCATCAAAATTCCTAAGAATAATATCGTTGGAGCTATTTGTTTCACTTTGATTTTGCTTAATCGTCATAATATCTACAAAAGCAATAGACAACAAGTTAATGCTTTTTTGTATTTCCTTTAGCTCATCGCTAATATCATTCGACTTTATATTAATTGTGTCTTTACTCATTATATTTAATTTTACTTCTTGCGTCTAGTAATCCTCTTTCGTATTCTGTCTTTTTTTCTAGCTCTATTACTCTATATTCGATTTTTTCTATAACCAAAACCTTTTCATCCAACCTCTCATGAACCAATCTCAACTCATCCTTTAGTGCTGTAAATTCTGAGAATATCCCCCCAGCAGCAAAAACACTTGCCACAAATGTTATGACAATAGACATGTTGTTTTTGAAAAAAGAATCCACATTAGTTAAATTTAATACAAATATCTGAATCTTTCATTCTATAGGTTTTTTCATCATCTATAGTGAACTCATATTCGGAGTTCTTAGTAAACCCAACTTTAGTTCCCTCCTTATACAAACTACTGTTTTTTACAACTCCCACATGCTCTTCCTTTTGTTTATCTGATCTATAGATTTCAGAATCTTGAATATGATCGATAGGGTTAATAAAGCAATACCCTTCCGTAGTTTTCCAGCCACTACCTTCATTGTACATGTATATTTTACTTGAATCTACAAGATACTGATTTTCTCTAAAGTATTCGTTGCTTTTCCTTTTCCTACCCTTCATATCTAGATATGTTCTAAATACATTATGGTGTAGAACAACAATACTACCCAGTGGTATTTTCCCACCATTCGGCACCGCAGACACAACCCCCAGCCTGTTCACAAAGGTTGCATTCTCTATTGATGTATTGATTACTAAATTCTCGCCCGCTATTGTTTTTGTGTTGTTGTACTCCGTTCCGTAAGGAGTTATAAGATAGTCCCATCTTGGTGTCATATTACATTTATATTGTATTCAATTACTATAGGTATGTTTTTGAATTCTTTCCACTTGACAGACTCATTGTTTTTCTTAACCCAAACGCTATATCCGTCACCATCTTGAGCTATATCTGATATCGTATAGCTTCCGCCAAGAACACTTTGGTTTAAGATATAGTGCATCGCATCCTTGTAGTTGGCTCCTATAGATATTTTTCTTATTAAATTCATATTTTATTATTTTATGGTAACCAGTCGTAACGACCCATATATTGAGATATTCCAGTATATCCTGAAGCATAAATAGCTGCTCGGATGTAAATAGTATACCAAGACGGAGAACAGACAACTGTAGGAGAAGTAGCAAAAGAGTAACCATCAGCAAAAAAGTATGTGCTAGAATTTGTATTCCACCCTGATTGAATAGTTAAAGTATTTCCACTTGCAGAAAGACCAGATCCTTGAGTATTGTTCCAACTACTATTTCCCATAGTAAACCCATAAGGATTACTTGTCATAGAGGCTGTAATATTTATAGGCGTTCCCAAAGCATTAGTTTGGTTTAGTTCAACATAATTGTTGTAGCCACCCAAACCACCGTAAACATTTGGCGCATATCCACATGCAAAACTATTTAAATATTTAGGTAAACCAGAAGGTTGTTTGGTGTTCGAGCTAGTTGGTACTAAACTATAACTAATATAAGGAGGCAATGTTGTTTTTGTATACCTAGTTGAAAATGTTGTTCCTCCCGCATTTGTTCCATATGCCCAAACATAATATACAGTGCTAGAATTTAATCCAGTTATTAATAAATTATAACTACCCGTACCAGATCCTTGAATATATTTTGTATTTGAAGTTGGAGAAGATGAATTTGTTCCAACATAAAATCCTCTTTCTGTTACCGTTGATCCGTTATCATTTGTTATTTGAGCATAAGGCCTAAGTGAAGTTGGGTAAACTGCTGTAGTCCCATCAAAATAAACAGAAGGAGGTGTAGCAGAAGCGTACCCATAAAATTCACTAATTGCATCTGGAGTTGACTTACCTGCTGCTGCAGATAAAGTTCTTAAAGAACCACTAGAACTTCCTAATTCTGTTCTTATGTCGTCTATAGATATAGCTCCAGATGATTGTAATGCCATTTTACTTATCTACTAATGTTTCAAATCCTTTTTGTTGCTTTATTTTTGCATAAATTTGAGAATATAGCGGCTTATTTAAATCTATATCTCCAAAGCTCATTGTTTTTTCAAATAAAAAATTATCTTGATTCAAGTTTCTATCTTCTTCACTTTTAAATGCTTTATAGAAAATAAAAATACTTTTTTCTTTTTCATTACCTAGCCAATAATTAAAATTTTCTACTTGGGTAATTACTAAATAAATATTTTCGTAAGTTTCAATATTTTCTACTTCTACAGGAACTGTTTCTTTAATTTCAGTGCCGTCAGGTAAAACACGAATCATTTCTTTTGTTTCCGTTGGATGATCGCTATATGTTATATTGTAACAATTTCCTACTAAAGCCATACTTACTCTGGAGTTTCTTCTTCAGGTGCCCAAGGCATATCCGCATCCACATTAGTTGGAGTTACTTTTTGAGATATTGCTTTCTCTATAACTTCATTCATATGATCTGTAGGATGATTAGCCTGTGCCCAAGAAATTACATCAGCTTCTGTTAAAGTAGCTAACTCTGTAAAGTTTTCTGCATCAGGGGTTCCAACAGGGCAAGCCCCAGAGAAAGTATGACTTTCCCCAGAATCTGCATCTGTACCCGTATAATCGAATCTAATATGTGTGATAACATCTGACAGTCCGTC